TATTGTTTTATGAATCAAAAGGATTGCTCAAAACAAAGGGTGTTGAATCTGTACACGGAAACAATAATATTATGAATGCAGAGCAATCTGCAAAAAAGGTAGGTTCATCTTTTATAGGAACAATTACAAGTGGTTTAAAATCTATTTTTGGTGGAGGAGGCGGTGCTTCTACTTTGGGAGCGTTTGGTTCTGGGTTGATTGGAGCAGCAACGAGCGTAATTGGTGTTTTAAGTGGTTTTATTACATCTGCATTTAAGCGAGTTGAGTCTTTGGTTGCGACTGTTGCGCATGATTTGGCAGAACTTGCGATTGAAGGTAAAAATATTGGGCCTGAAATTGGAAAGGCTTTAGGTTTTTCTCCAAGGGTTGATTTTGAAAAAATGGTACACGAGTTTGCAGAACAGTTTGGAAAAGAAATTAGTGAGAGCGATATTCAAGAAGGTGTTATTGGACTATCTAAATCGTTTGGAGATATAACTGGTCTTCAGAGTGTTGCAATAAAAAATCAGATAGAGTTCAATAAGTGGTTCAATATATCTGGTGAAGAGGCAGGAAAATTTGTAAAAGTATTGAGTTCTGGGAAATTTGGAACACTAAATCAATTTCAAAAGACAATTAGTACGATTTCAAAAGGTGCCTTTGTTTCCGAGAAATTGGTTATGCAAGATATTGTCAGAAACACTTCTTGGATTGCTTATACTACTGCTCCAAAAATGGTTCAAGAGTTTGCGAAAATATCAGCGCATCTACGTTCAATGGGATTAAGTGTTGATGTAATGACAAAGGCTTCTGACAACATGAAGGATTTTGGAAGCGCCACAGAAAAAGTGTTTCAATTAAATGCTTCTCTTGGAACTGCTATAGACCCATTGGTTCTTAATACTTTCGCAATGACCCACAATTTAAAGGGATTTGTTGCTTATTTAGAAAAGGCTGTTGGAAGTCTTAACAGTCTAAACCCTATGCAAATTGATGCATTTGCAAATGCATTCGGAATGGGCGCAGATGAAATTCAAAATTTTATTGGTGGCGCTAATCTCGTAAAACAGATGGGCAATAGCAGTAGTGAGATTCAAAAAATATCTGGAGCATTTTTGACAGATGATATAAAGAAGAGTATTGTTGGTCGCGGACTTGGAGATAAGAATGAGCAAGGTAAAGACATTGGAACAGTAAGCGAAACATTTACAAGTGCTGTCCAAACAGTATTTCAACAAAATAGGTCGCTATTTGGTAGTGTAGAAAAAATGATTTCTGTACTTCAAAACCCCACCAAAGATAACGCTGTGCTTGTCGCACAAATTAGTGAACAAATACAATCTACATTAAGTGGTGTGAAAGCAGTTCCAGAGAATGGTACTCTTGAACAAAAAATAGCTTCGTTTCTTACGAATGAAGACATTGTTTTTAAGAAACAGATTCAGGATGACCTTGGAATGAAAAAAGCTGTAACTGATTTAAGCACACTTCAGGATATAGCAAATCAGTTGTTAGCTATGATTTTGGCTGCTACAGTTAAGTTTGGCGGAATTGTAGCTTCTGCAATTGCGAAAGCGTTTGATATGCCGATTACTGCTGGCGCAATTAAAGAAATTTCTGGCGGAATTTCAGAAGGTATAAAAAAAATTCAGGAGTCGAGTCACGAAAGACTTGTCGGATTAGATTTGATAAATCAAAAATTAGAAGATTCTATTACCAAAGAAATTAATGAGAAGTTTGGTAGTTTTGATAAAGTAATATCATCTCTAACAACAGGTGCCATAAATCTTGGGGTTGGAATTGTTCAACAGCTTATTGAAAATGGTCCAAAAATAGGAGAAGCTATTGCTCAAGGTATTTTGGTTGGAATACCTTCAGCTATGACTCATGGTGCCATGAATGCGGCGGCAGACGCTTTTATGCCAAAAAATATGGACGCGAAAACAAAGGATGCTGCAAAAACTGGAATATGGGAGGGTCTTAAGCATTTTCATGGATATGCTGTTGGCGGAATGATTCATGGTGATGGAGGGCCAAAAGAGGACCGAGTACCAATTCATGCGAGTGCTGGTGAGTTCATTGTGAATGCAGACTCAACGAAAAGAAACAGGGGTTTGCTGGAGCATATCAATCGTTATGCCACAGGTGGTGTTGTTTTGCCCGGAACAATGGTGGACGATGATGGAAATATTATTCAGTCTTTGTTGCAAGAAAATGATGCATCAAGTAAGGTATATAATGAACACTTGATTGAAAAAACGAAGAAGCGAGAAAAATCTAGATTGGCAGATAGACTTATATCACGACAAACAACAAACGCCTCAATTCAAAATGGCGGATTTTTTGATGTCAATCACAAGGAAAGAGAAAATCTTGCACTTGAAGGTAGTGCAATAGGACAAATGAGAAATGGTTTAACGAAATCTCAATTCGAAGATACTATAAATGGATATGTTTCTCAAATGAAAATTTCTAATCCTGAAATGAGTGAAGATGATATGCTGAATGCGGCAATAGGTCAGGGTGGAATTAGTAGAGATGCAGTTTCAAAAAAAATTGGTAAAGGAATATTGACAGGATTAGTTGCGGCACCAATTGCAGCGGGGACTTTACCTTTATTAGTTGGTGGAAGCGGGTTTGCATCTGTTTTAACTAATTCTGTTGCAGGTTTTGGAATACATGAAGCCGCAAAACATATTGCAAAACATAATGATTATCTGGATGCAGATGTGATGTCTAACTTATTGAATGCTTCCGAAATAGCAAGTCTTGGGAAAAATTTAATAGGTCATGGGGGTCATATTATTCCGCATCTAAACATGAAAACACTCTTGAAATTAGGGCAACATGAAGGCGGCGGAATTGAAAGATTTTTTGGCAAAGAATTAACTCATGGGGTAAAAACAGTTTTGAAACATGAATTTGGTGACAAAATTGGTGAGAGTTTTATAGAAAAGTCTAGTGAAGGTATGAACAGCAAAAACATAGGTTCTCGAATACCTTCTGTAATAGATTCTGATGCTACACGAGTGTCTTCCAATGCTAATGGCACAATGGTAGGTGGTGTTCCGGGATTCATAAATACATCTGACTATGATGCTTTAAGATTGCATCAGAACGAACATGTTCAAGTGATGAATTCTGGGCAAAAGATTGAGCGCGATTTGTCTATGGACAAGCAAACAGAAGCAATAATGACTCAGGCACAGGCAATTAATGATTTAATTAAGGCGATGACTGACGGTTCGAGTAACAACAATTTCAACATCAGTTTGAATATTGATGGTGAGCAATTGCAAAAAGTAGTAATTTCTGCAATCAGGAAGTCGATGGAAGCTTGAGTTTACATGATGTGGCCGAGGGCGTTAAGGTTAAATGCTTGAATTGTGGTCACGAGAGACTCTTCACTCTTCCGGATATTCAGTAAACCTATATTTACTCTCCTCTTCAGATGTTAATTCGACCAATTGAAGATTTTGGTCTTTGCATTTTTGAATAAATTTTGCGATTTTCTTAGGATTTTTGAGATGAAATTCGGCACCATCCTCAAAGACTATCTTTTCCATAATTAATAAGTAATAATATCCATAAGTCCTTAATTCCAAAGGACTTAACGACATGCTGTTTTTGTGCGTCTGTCCCGGAATCACTGTTATAAATCTATTTTAATTATTGTCTCAATTCGATTGGACCCGATGCGAACGGATTAACTCATTGACTAGATGGATATTGTCATGGTTCTTGTCGAAAGTCCTCATCATTCGCCATCTTAGAAGCGAATTCTCTGGCTTGCGTTTTAGAAGGTCTCCATTTGTAAGCCTCTAATATCTCTCGAAATTTCATCATAGGGTCTTTTAATAAGTACCCTATGTGAGTTCAAAATGACCTATATCAACATTGCACCAAGAAACATATTAGTTAGGGCCAGAAAATATATAGGGCGTAATTAAAATAGACCTTTCGGTCCTGCTATCACAACCAAATTAGACCATACTTAAAGTATGAAAAAGCTCACAGACAGTTATGGAAATGCTCCTCAAGGAGCTTTACCAGATAATCTTCCGGTAGAATCATTCCATAAAAAAATTGATGGTTTGGAATTTGACGTTGATTTCCCGGAAGTTAGGCTGAGAGAAATTGATGGTGCTGTAATAAAGTGGTTCAATGAGGACCGTCCAATTACAGTTAAGTTTGATAACAAACAATCGTATCGGGTTCCAGCGATATGGTCTACGTCGGATAGATTTTCAATGATGAATTCTGACAGTCACATCAAATTACGAGACCAAAATGGAGTGTTGTTATTACCAATAATTTCCGTAAAACGTTCTCAAATAGAACTTGTTCCAGAAAGAACAGTTGCCGTTGATAAAGGAGGAGCTTCAAATTTCAGGCTATATGTCCGAGAATATATTGACCCCACTACAATGGAAAAACATTACATGACGGATTCTCTTCATGATAATAGCATTAATTCCGCATTGCCTATTCGAGAAATTATAGAGATAACAGCGCCAAAGATTGTTCGATTGACATATAATGTCAATTGTTGGTCCAAAAAGCAACGTCATTCGAACGAGATGTTGGAAAACATCATTGTTAATTTTGGTCAACATGGGGCTGTATATGCAAATGAAAACATGTTTTTTGGAGCATGGATTACTTCAATCTCTTCTGACGACAATAGCGAAAATCTTAATGGTGATGAAAGAATCTTCAATACCTCATGTGACATTATTGTAGAATCCAGCATAGTTTTAGAGGAGTCTATTCGTAGATACAGAACAGTCGAAAAAGTGACTTTTGATATTGTGAATTCGGAAAAAGTTGTATCAAAAAATGAGAGTGATAGTATTCGGGAGTTGATTCTTTGGGATTCACCGTACCGTTTAAGACGATGAGATAATCCAAAATTCAATTTTCAAGGTAGGTCGTAATTACTGAGTATCATAAGCAGTAATATGAAAAAGTTGACAACGAGTCGGTTTATAGAAAAGGCAATAGCCGTACACGGTGACAGATATGACTATTCAAAGGTAGTTTACTGTGACTCTAAAAAGAAAATAGAAATAGTATGTAAAACCCATGGGTCATTTTTTCAAAGACCAAATAATCATTGGGAAGGACAGCAAGGATGCCCTGTTTGCGCAGGAAATATACAATTGACTACAGAAATTTTTATCTATCGAGCCAATGAAATACATGGTGAGAAGTATGATTACTCAAAAGCTACGTATGTCAACAATAAAACCAAGATAGCAATTATTTGTGCAATTCATGGGATATTTCAGCAAACTCCTATTCATCATTTATATGAAGCAAAAGGTTGCGATGTATGTGGCGGGACAAAAGAACATACTACTGAAACGTTCATAGAACAGTCAAAAAAAATACATGGTGAGAAGTATGATTACTCAAAAGCTACGTATGTCAACAATAAAACCAAGATAGCAATTATTTGTGCAATTCATGGGATATTTCAGCAAACTCCAAATAGCCACTTGTGTGGAAGTGGTTGTTTCGCTTGTAGAGAATCGAGCGGAGAAAGAAAAATTGCCAACTATTTAGATAAAAAAGGTCTGCGTTTTGAACGTGAAAAAAGATTTGAATCTTGCAAATTAAAAAGAAGTCTTCCTTTTGATTTCTATATTGCGGATTCTAATATACTAATTGAGTTTGATGGTCGTCAACATTTCCAAGTAATTTCATATTTTGGAGGAGATGATACTTTTGCCTTAAATTCAAAGAAAGATAATATCAAAACAAAATGGGCATTTGATAATGGCTATAAGCTCATTCGAATACCATACATGGAAAAAGACAACATTGAATTAATTTTAGATAAAGAATTATCATGAATAATATTATCAATATCGAAAACCCATTCGAACAAATAGAAAAAGAACTTCAGCAACATACAAAATCATCTACTGTTCCATCCAACATAATTGAGGTAGCAGAAAACAAAACCGTTGACGGTGAAACGAGTCAGGCTATTGACAGATTGTCTGGGGCAATCGGTCAGGGATTATTGGAAGTAAAAAGAAAGACCCATAAATATCGAAACATTAAGGTTGCGTTACCATCTCAGGGTAAATTTTATCCTCAAAACTCTGCGTTGTATGGTAAAGAGTTTATCAATATTCGTAATTTGATTTCTCCTGACCAAGACATACTACGAAATCCAAAGTTGAATAAAGCTGGTCTTGCAGTTGATAAATTGCTTCAGGCAGTTGTTCTTGACAACATTAATACAGATGAACTACTGAGTGGTGATAGAGAAGCTCTTTTGCTTGCTTTGAGAGTGGATGCTTTTGATTCCTTGTATGAGCCGGGAATTAAATATGAGTGTGAAGTGTGCGAGGAATCATTTATTCCAAAGTTTGATTTAGGGCAGTTAGAGCCTCGTACACCAACAAAGGAGCTTTTAGAACAATCAGGGAACATATTCGAAATAATGTTGCCTTCTGGAGTAAAGGTTGGTTTGAAATTTCTTACTAACAAGGAGGAAATTCAAATTACAGAGTTTGCAAAGAACGCCGACAATATTCTTGCAAATTCGAAAACGACAATTCGACGCTGGTTTCATGTTGTGTCGTTTGATGATATAACAGATAGAGCGAACATTCGAGATGAAATGTTTGCGCTCGACATTAAAGACGCCAGAGCTATTGATAAGTTTTTGCAAGATAACGAACCCGGAATTTTTATGCGTCAAGAAGTTGAGTGTCCTGATTGTAGTTCAAGACAAATAGTTGCGATTCCGATAACACAAGCGTTCTTTTTCCCAAAACTTTGATGTATTTACCGCCTCGTAAAAATTTACGATTTATTAGTGAAGATGAAAACGGAATTAGATATTCTGATGGAAGCTATTTGTGGGTGTGCGCAAAACAGGATTTCAAATTAAATCCTGCAGTATGGGATGACCTTACATTGAAATGCGGAGAGTGGGTATGCTGCGGAATTGACGATTCTATTTGTCCATTCAAATGGTGACAGTGTCATCAAATTCTATACTCCACGTATCAGTATTGTAGACAAAAAAATCTCCGCGAGGCTCTTCTTTCTCCGACATCTTGCTGATTGTTTTCCACGTAGATTTTGTTTTGTGGTTTGGGCAGATTGCATCGACATAAATAACCTCATCTTCTGGCAACATTTTATAACCAATAACTTGCCATACTCTTGAATTTGCACGACCCCTTGAGTTCTTTGCCTTGAATTTTTTACTGCGTAAAGATTGATTTCGTTTGCTAAGGAAAGGGCGTCTATAAATTTCATGAGTGAATAATCGTTACTTTCTTTCCCATTTCATTTGCGATGTCAATAGTTGATTGTGTGCCTCTTGAACCTTCGATTGGGAATGCTATAATCATATCGGAATTTTCAACAATCGTTCTGTTTCGAATAGGACCAGCGGCTTTTCCGAACTTTGCCCAATCAGGTTTGAATATTTGAGTCGGTATGTTTTTTTCTTTAGCATAGCGTTCGGCCATAGAATCGACACCCTGAGCGCCACCAGAGACAATAACGTCGATAGGACTATCCATACTTTCAAGTATGGAATCTACCTTTTGCTTGAAAAACGGATAGTTTGTTATGTCTCTAGAACCAACAATAGCTAATTTCATTATTTGTTTTTTTAGTGCCGGTACGGTGGACTTGAACCACCAACTTCGGAGCATGTACCCACTCCTAAGACCCCCTTCCAGACTCGCCGTGGTTACATACGGGTCAAAGTCTTCTTAGAGGGCGCGTCTGCCAATTTCGCCAGTTCCGGCTTAGTTGATTTAGAAACGCCGGAATAATTCGAGAAGTTCCAAAACAACAGAAGACCCGTTTCAAGGTTTCCTGTAATTAGTTTATGATGGATTCTAACACTACGACATATTTGGCTTATATCGAGCGATTGGCAGAAACCGATAAAAACTTCTTTGCTGTTTTGCAAGTGGTTAAAAGCCTATTTGCAGAAGCGGCCCCAACCGATAAACTTAAAAGTCAATACGGTCCATTTTCCGATGCTGCAACGATAAGTGGAGACCCAAATCATTATACTGCGAATGCGGCGGAATTTCCATATCCAATGGTTTTTCGACAAGAAGGTAAAATAATGGAGATGACTCACATTCCTTCTCCAGATTATGCAGACAACATTTACAATGATACGCTCATTTATAGCGTTCTTGGTCTTCCATTAAACGAGAGAGATGAAGACGCATTGATTCAAAAAGCAAAGCACTTTCAAAGTATAGATTCATCACTTCTTTATCAAGACAAAAACTCGATACACCTTGATAACTTGGTCTTGGATTCTGACGATAATTACGTCCCATACAAGATGGTGAATATGCCAAATCTATATTTCAATCGGTCTTCTTTGAGTTCTCATTATAAGGCAGAATACGACAAAAGGTTGAAAAGATATTTGGGAACAGGTTATGAATTGACTGACCACAAGCGAGATGCTGCCAGTAGATTGCTTGAATTTTATACGACTTATGGCAAGGAAAATCCGAGATTCAATAAGGTACCAAATCCAATTTATTTTGGTACCTTAGCTGGAATCAGTCTTGGAAACACAATAACAACTCACATTTCGAGACAGGAATCTAATTCTTCAATAACACTTAATTCTGATGGAGTCATAAATAAGGTTGATGTCAATTTGAACGTAGAAGATTTATCATTAGAACAGGGTGATAGAATATCAGAAATAGTTGTAGCGGTGTCAGTAGATGGCATAACGCACGATGTTGTGTTGAATGGCAGTAATCCTCTTGATGTGTACAAGCGAATTTATTCAGGTCTTGTGAATTCAGGTAACGCTCAAGTTAGTTCGGCCACAATTATTCACACTGTAACTGATACGATTGATAATACAGTCTTTGTTGACCAATTGTTTTCTTTTTCTGGTTATCAAGATTATGCTACTACCCTTCAGGTTGACAGTAATTTTCTAAATCCATTGTTTATTAATGGTGAGCAGCTAGAGAACTATTTGTTGATGGATGACCAAATTAACGGTCCTCATAAATATGACGATATCTATGTCCATGTTGGGAAAACTGATTTTGAAACCTATTGGGATTCGATTGCAGGGACAATGCCAAGTTTAAGAAAGGCGGCATCTACATTTCTTAACAGTGCGAGCAAATTATCAAATGAAGATTTGGGTAAACCGGGACTGTTTGTTAATGACGTTGTTCGTAATACTCTAGGCATCAATCTTCTTCAGAAAAAGGAAGATGCAATTGCGGACCTCGAAAGAAAATATCTTGTTACTGACTCTGAAGACCCGGAATATGGAGCACTTAACGGAATGATTATTGGTCAAACACGCGGAGCGGAGTTTCGAACGGTGATTGATGGATTTTACAACAGTGGAACAGATAGAAAATTCAAGGAAGGAGACCCCGGTTGGACCATAAAAAAGGAAGTTGAACGTATAATGGGAAGTATGCCAAATCCTTTACCGGATTTTGAAAAAACTGAGAATCGGATTCAGTGGTATCTTCCTCATACAAATCCAAACATCTATGGAATTGACCATCGTTTGGTTTTTGGAGCTAAAGTCAAGCCTACTTCGAACGACATCAGAACGTTGTTTAAGGACTTGCAAAATAATTATTTCATTCCAAATAACGACAATCCGGGAATGATTGCGGCAGCATTAGCTTCGGATGGTATAAACATCGTAAAGCAAGCTGGTATAAACCTGTATGATTTTATTGGAGGAACAGTTTCTGCTATTACAGGTGGTGCTTTAGATAAATTAACAGGCGTTAATTTCGACAATCCGAATAATTCGACCTCTTATCTTGATAGATACGTTCCTGACTTATCGGAATATCAGGAGAATAATTTGACATCATTTGACCGTGCGCTTGGACTTATCATTCAAGGAAAAGACGCGCAGCCTGTTGTTCAACCTCTACTACCTCTACAAACACATAGAGATGTAGTTGTAAACACGCCTTTATGCCAACGTGGGAAATGGTTCATTGTAGATAAAATCGTAGAGATTGAACAAGGCGCAGATTATTGGCTAAGTAATTTTGCGATTGACATGTATAGTCGTCCTGATTTTCCAAACATTAAGACGAGCTATAATGGTCAGATGTTGGATGATAAGCAGACTCTAGTAAACAGTGGTCAAATTTTTGAGGGCACACAGCAGGTTGATGGTAGCATAAAGGGATTGAGTTATGATGGTCTTAGTTTGACAGGTGGTGGAGTTGCACAGTCAAATTCGACGTATCTTGTGAATGTACCTGCAGCACACATATCGACGTTACTTGGTGAAAGTTCCGGACAAATCAGAATGTATGATACGCTGTCTCCGGAGTCATTAGCATCTCTCGAACCACAATATTTTCCGTTTTATATTCGCACTATTAGCCGTGATGACTATGTGCTTGTCCAACAACCGTTTTATGACAATCATACAGTCTTCATGTCTAAGCAAAAAATAAGTGGCAATGCAATTGTATTTTTGGATGCCACGATTGAGAACATTAACGAACTATTCAACAGCATAGTTGAAGATGACTTCTATTTAGGAAGAGTCGAACCAATATTGAATTACAAGGGAACGCAGCGTACATTTTCTTTTGAATTTACCTTACCAGTATCTCGCCCAAGCGATGTTCCTGCAGTTCGTGACAAAAAGAATGCGTTGATACAAATGATGTATCCGCAGTTACAAACGATTGCAGAAGTTGGCGTTGTTGGATTTAGACGTGGACCATTGGTTGAGATTCGAATCGGAGATGAATGGTTGTTGCAGGGAATGATTCAGAGTATGAATGTGCAATCTGGAATGGGGCAAGGAGCTACAACATGGGAAACGATTCCGGGTGGACGTGTTCCAAGAGGATGTAAAATAACCATGAACATGAAAATTGTACACAGAGAACAACCATCAGCCAGTTTCGATTTTTACTCTCCAACTTTTAATAGAGATGTGTTTCTTGAACCCAATAGAATTGGCACATTTACTAAAGCTCAAACAAACAATTTGAATCCAATTCCCGGTATAATTCAAAATATGACAGGTAATACGTTGCTTTCAAACTTTGTATGAAAGGTCTAATATGAGTAGATATTCAAATCTTTATCAATATCGGTATAAAGGGAAACGAGTCGGACTTTCGTTTAAGATGTTGCCTCCTTCCTTTTTTCGGTCGTTCCATAATACCTTGTATCGAGTGGCAGAATATGATACGCTCGATAAGATAGCTTATACATATTATGATGGACATGCTGAGTTTGAATGGATAATTAAGATGGCCAATGGATTTTCATTACCGACCGACATGAATATCGGAGACATCATTGTTATTCCATTAGACTATCGAAGTATTCTGCAAGCGGTTACAAGTCAAAATGGATTATGAAAATAGAGAATAGATTTTATAGGTCTGACCCAATAAATTTCGCGGACCTTTTCGTTCAACCGTTAAATGGAAATCCGACGAATGGTTTAAATAATGGGGCAAGTGGTTCAACGCAACCTGTTCCAAAAAAAAATCCAACTATTGGAAGTATTAGTTCCAAACATTATTTGCCGCCGATTGAAGTTATTCATACGTGGAATACGAAGCGTATTCTTCCTCCTGTTTTATTATCGGAATATACTCCATTTGCAGTATTGTTTCTCATTGATGATTTAAACAGTTCGCTTCAAAGCAGTTTTGATACGAATATTGGGGAAAGCGTATTGTTTGGTTCTCCAACGGATACCGTTCCAGATATGGTATCTAATTTCTATGGCAATACGGACAACTTTTCACCATCGAGCAACAAGTTGGTAACGACACAATACTTCAAAGACAATCTTGGAGAATTTCAACTTGCAAATATTTCAAAAATACCTGCAAAGATAATAGGATACAATAATGATGCAGTTGTTGGTCTTGTTCCTCTTAGCTTAAAGTTTTCTCAATTGGTGATGCCAGATGCAAAAGGTATTTTAGAATTGTCGGAAGCATCTATTTCTTACAATAGTCAACAAGGATTGAATGGGTTTGCAGTGGGCAGCATTTCTCTTGTTCTTAATGACCTGACACAAATGTTCATGACGAACAGCGTCATCTCAAGATTGTTTACAAACTTCAATAGATATATGCTTGTTTTTGGTTGGCAAGGACCAGCATTGAATGATTTGGAATTGACTTCTGCAAAGTCCCAATTGGGAGCAAAAGACATTGTAATAAACGGAGCAAACGGTTTGTCTGTAACATTACTTGACGGTTCTACATACAATTTGTTTTTACCTTCCCCATTTGTTCGGCCAGATGGTCTATTGAATTATCCAATAGATGGGGATAACTACGTCATTGATTTGAATGATACGGATAATGGAAACCGACATCATGCAGTCTTTTATGGTAACGTTCCAAAGCTTCAATACTTGCAACAACAGAAGGCGTCTATTCAAATGCAAATTGCAACAAGTTCTGAGAACGGTTGGCAATTTGATATGAGAATTGGAATTTTTGAAGGCGGTCAAGGTTTTTCTGCAATTAGAAAAAACATTATCAATGGAATCAACAGACTAAAGCCGATAGCACAATTTCATCTTGCAACATTTTTTGATAAAACAAAAGACCCATCTTTTGATGCAGAGAAACAACCGGATGTTGTAAAGGCGTACTATAACTCAATTCAAGCCGGAACAAATTCTCTGTCTTCGTTGATATTGCAAGACAGTACGACTTCTACGTCTTCTGTAACAGTCGATGTTCCAAATCAACCTGTTTTTGTTGGACCGCCAAATCCTCCTGTAACTAAGTCGGAATCGACTTCTCCTATATTGAAAATCAAGAAGAAGAAAGTTGGAGCAGATTCAAGCGGTGCGCCTTTAGACCCATCTTTGCAAAAATTAATAGATTCTTCCGGATTGAAAAAATCTGATGTCAGAAAAGCATATATCCAATATCAACAGAACGATAATAATATTGATGGTGGTGAAGGATTCACATCTGAATTTTCTCAATTATATCAATCTTTTGTTGCTGATTTGAAAGGTCAATCCAACGAAGCTTTGAAAAAAATTGGAAACAGTTTGGACTTCCCAATCAATGACGACAGAGGTTTTAGAACATATACCAAACAGACTTCCATTTTCAATAGCAAGGGAATAGGAAAGGCGGATAATCCGTCTAATGGGCCAAGTATGCATCAACTTGGTCTTGCGATTGACTTGAAAGGATTTAAGACTTTCCTTTTTGAAAATCTAAAAAATGTTTACACCCAGATTGTATCAATAGCAAGGAGATACAATTTGCGCTTTCCATATCAGGCTACAGAACCATGGCATTTGGAATTGGATATGAGTGCGGTCTACTCAAACGTAGGTAGTTCAAGTGACAATCTAAACGTTGAAGGTGACATAGTAGATAATTCAATAGCGCCGTCTGTTGAGTCTGGAGTAGATGTAAACCTTGGATTGACTGAGGATGATACTTCAGATGCAGCACCGGCTGAACAACAATTGCAACAGCAACAGATTATTGAAGAGACAACAAACACAATAATCAATGATTCTAAGTTGGTTGATTCGATTCCTGCAGCCTATCGTTTGGCGGATGTTATTTCGGTTCTTTGCGAAGTGATTGATGAATTTATTTTCGATAGTGGAGGTTCCAGCAATAAATTAGTTCCTGTAAAACGTGTTCTTGAAAAGCTTATTACTCCTGTAGATGGCAATAGAATTATAGAGCTTGGAAGCAGAAAAGTAAATATCAATGATTTGCAGGAGAGTGATGTATTTGAAAGCGGAGACAAGCCGACCGAAGATTTCAAACAAGGTGTTGCAAAACATAACTACAACATTGCAAGTGACTCATTTGATTTGACCAAATTTTATGCAGACAATATTACGTCAAGCATTTCCAATAGTATTGGATACGCTATAATTACGGATGACATGTCAAGCAGTAAGGCGTCAGATTTTAGAAAACTGCTAGAATATTTTAGCAAGAACATCGTTGCAACAAAAATCAATGAAATTAGTCCGGATAGATTACAACGATTTCTTGCTGGACATGATGGAGTTATGGCCTCAATTTTTACGTATGATAATGATTACTTAAGGTCATTCTCTGATAAGAATATATTTGAACCTATCTGTGTCGGAGACCTGCCAATTAGTATTGACACCTTAAGCAAGGTATTGCAATCCATTGTCTATACAAGAAGTGTGGGGGAAATCGTACAAAATATTCTGACTGCTGTTAGTATGGATTATGCGTTTTCACTACAATCATATCATAGGGTTACTGGTTCCACTTCACTTGGTCCTTCGATGGACAGTCTCAGAGTTGATTATGAATATGTCCCAAACGTTAGAAGGAAAACAGATGCTTCCAAAATTACAATTGCGAAAAATGTTACGATTGTAATTGAAGACCGATTTCTTTCGGAGCAATATATGATTGATGCATTGAATGCTGAAAAATCGGCAATTGAAATTCAGCAATCTCAAAAGAGCGTAGTAAATAATCAGTGGAATGTGTTTAAGTCCTCTCTTGTCCCTTCTGATAAATTGCATTCTGCTGATGAACCATCCACACAAATTCAGTTTTTGAACAACGAGTATTCGAAAGGGAAGTTGAATGGAATGTTCATCGTAGATTACAACTCGTCTAATTCGCTAGTGACAGCGGTTGGTTATAATGCTATTCCTGATGGGAACAGTATGGCGAATCAAAAAATATACAATCAAATGAATAAACAGATACAGGTGACGAATGGTATTCCTGTATCTACTCGAATTCCAAAAGATAAGAGGGGAATAGCAATTAATTTTGCGCATTTACAATCTGTAATTTCAGACAGTATTATCAACGATAGAACGAATGGATATCGCACGATGCCCGGAAGTCCAGAGTTTGAAATAAAGTTTCTAAACTATCTGTCTGCTGCAATGGATGAAATCAATTCTGATAGTCCGAAATTCAAACAGACCAAGGGAATATCGACTGATGTAATAAACGCAACAAATAACTTAAAGGCAGAAGTTACAAAAGTTGATGCGGCTGCAAGACGAGAATTTTTGGCGCAATTGTCGCAGAATTATTTGTATTTCAGGCCCATGGGAATCAAAACAGCATTTAATCTTGGACATATTTCATTGAGCATTCATGGGACAACAGGACTTGGAATGAGACAAGGCATGTTTGTTCGAGGATTATCTACTGCATTGGATGGTACGTATATTATCAATCAAGTGGACCATCAAATCAATTCAAGTGGGTGGAGTACGAAAATAGACGCAACACTGTTGTATAGTGATACGCAATTGGAAAACTTGAAGTTGTTTTCCAAAATATCGCCAACGACTCAACCAGATGATACGGAAACCGTAAATTTGAATCCAACCAATTCAAACAGTTTCATTAAATAAAAAATGCAAAACCCATTTATAGCGGCTAGTTCTTCTACTCATAGAGATAAAAATCTTGTAGATAATCTGCGTCAACTTTCGGATTTGGAAACAACACCCATATTTCGTTATGGATTGGTCCTACAAGTGGACAGAGAAGGCGGTAGATTTTTAATTCAACGTGGAAGTTCTGGAGGTTCAAACGATATGCGTTCTGTCAATGGAACATGTAAAGTCAGATTGTTGACGAATCTTTATAACGATACGGATGGGACCAGCGTAGCAGAAATTGATATTGACGATTGTTATGTACTACCACTTCAACACAATCGTATGCATTATCCAATTGCTGGTGAAGTTGTGAGAATCATGTTTGATAGACCGTTTGATAGGTCTGCAAATACGGTTGGTTATTGGTTATCGAAAGAAACTCAATTTGCAAACAGGGATTTTACAACCAATTATAAATATCGGGAGGCATCTCACGGGAAATCTGTAACTCATGATGAATTTGCCATTTATAGCGGGAAGCGCCCCAATGTCATAGACAATGATTATGATATTCATCCAGATTATGATTTAGTGTTCCCAGAAGAATATCGTTCTAAAGAGGGAGACATTGTTGACCAAGGACAAGCGGATACTAGAATACATCACAGTTTCAATGCTCATTCAGAAGGAGATAAAGAAGGCTATATTGAAATAGGGACCGGTTATGGATATATAGGAAATCGAAGAAATAAGGAGCCGGATTACGTTCCGTTTGACGATACAAGCTTTAACTTTGATACTGCGACTGACGATAAGGTAAAGCAATATCAAAACATGCGACTCTATCATTTCAAACGATTTCGAGATGCAGATAGAGATTCGTCTCGTTGGGAAGTTTTAAACAGTAAGACAAAAGTATTTGCAGCCACAAAATTCAATGTGGATGCGCGATTGATTCATAAGGACTTTGAAAAGGATGGGACGGGTGACTTTGGTAACGTTCAAGGATTTTATGATAAGAATTATCGCGATGAAGGGCCGGGACCAAATTGTGGTCAAGAGATAGAACAGGCACAGATACACGATAAAATTGATATTGATAGCTCCGCTCAACAAGGTGATGTGTTAGAGGTACAATCGAATACAAGAAACGCCATTTCGTTTGATGAAGCAAAAGCAACGATAATGTTGCAAGCAGACCAATTGAGAATGATTGCGTCTGATTCTACTCGTGCAATTAATCATGGTGTGTTAGGAGAAGAACAATTACGTTGGTTACAACGAATGATGATAATAATGTTGCATGTTGTTCGGACATGTGATATTTTGAATGATAGAATACACAGATTAGGTGAAGATATGATTAATCATATCCATTTGATAAAGCCGGGGTCTTCTACTGCTCCTCTTGGAAGTCCAGCGCCTCCAGTTGGAAAACCGTTAAAAGAATTTCTGTATTATGTTGATACAACAGATGGAGAAGTTGGAGGAGATTCTTCGTTTGAAGAAAAAGGTTCGGATAGTCCTAGTATGAAAATAAAGGACAGAATAAAAGAAGAGCGAAAGCAGATTGAACAGTTGATTAAAGAATTGCCCGACAATTTAAGCGACAGTTTTGCGTTGAATTGAAATGTTCTCTAGGAGACGGTCATTGAATTTCTACTTGTATTTATAGCAGAAACTAAAATGACCAATGCCAGAAAAATTCAATGATGAACATTCCAATCCTTTTTTAGGTGAAAGAGACCTAAAGTTCATCAATTCTTTTCAAACAGAGTTTATTGACCATATTGTCAGACAGAAAATTCGCTATTTTGTTGTCGATTACAATCAAACGGAAATAGACGACATCTATAATGAATCATCTGTAAAAGTCGTATCGAGAGTTGTTGAATTGTATGCTCGTGTTGCACTTAGCAATCCTGAAATTGTCCAAGGAAGATTTTCTTCGGATAGAAAACAGACGATTGAAGTATATGCTCAACGTAAACATGTATTTGAAGATTACAATTTGACTCCACGTATTGGAGATTTTTTGGAGTTCGATGAGAAGTTCTTCGAAATAACATCAATGATTGATGACCTCAACACTTACGGACAACCTCAATTCAAAATGATGATTCTTATTAAAGGTGTCCTAGCAAGAAAAACAGATTTATTCTAATGCAATCTTATTTCAAACACGCTCAATCTGGAAGTTATGAGTATGGTGTATTGCGAGAGCAATATGGTGGGACTGGTATTGATGATGTAGGTCAAAGCGGTTATGTTCTTACTTCAGATGGGGTTAACTTTTTCATGGCTCCGGGAGGAAGTGGGTTATCAGGTATTAGTGGCAATTCACAATCTGGTTGGTCTGGTATTAGTGGTACTGGAACAGCAAGCGCAGCCCAAAAACAATTTACTTGGTTCTTGATGTAATTAAGATATGGAAGTCCTTGTACTAGATTCAACTACAAAAAGTTTAGAGATAAACTTAGATTCTGCAGTCACATCAAACCAATTGCCTTGGGTTGTTTCCTATGGTAGTGATGATTCTACATTTACAGAAGTTTCATCTGATGGCGTCACAAATGATGCTTCGTTCGTTACAATATGTCCGCAACCAACAGGAACCAAAAAAAATATAGTCAAATCCATCTTTGTTGAAAATGCAGATACTGCAACTGCAAAGTTCTATATCTATTACAATAACAATGGTACAAGACGCTTGTTATTCAGTGTTATTTTGAGTCCAAATGAAACTTGGACATTGAATGGAGCTTATAGTGCTTACGGCGAAAGAAAGGGAATTGGGAATACGGGTGGAAGTGGTTGGTCTGGTATCAGTGGTAATTTTCAGAGTGGCTGGAGCGGCGTATCGGGCAATAGTGGGCGTTCTGGTATCTCCGGTAAAGCGGATAGCGGTTGGAGCGGTATCAGTGGAAGCATAGGTCCAATAGGACCATCAGGTATCTCCGGCAATTTTCAAAGTGGGTGGTCTGGTATTAGTGGTAATTTTCAATCCGGTTGGTCAGGCATCAGTGGAAATTTTCAGAGCGGATGGAGCGGCGTATCGGGCAATAGTGGTTGGAGCGGCATTTCTGGTAAAGCAGATTCCGGTTGGTCAGGCGTCAGTGGTAATTTTCAGAGCGGATGGAGCGGTATTTCTGGTAAGACGGATTCTGGCTGGTCTGGTATTAGTGGTAATTTTCAAAGTGGATGGAGTGGCGTATCGGGCAACTTCCAGTCTGGCTGGTCCGGTATTAGTGGAAACTTTCAGAGTGGATGGAGTGGCGTATCGGGCAACTTCCAGTCTGGCTGGTCCGGTATTAGTGGAAATATAAACTATCAAATTTTTGGCGGCGCATTAGATAGTGGTGGTGGATTATTTGCATTAACAACTACAGAAACATGGGTTTATCCTGTTGCAGAAGTTGCCAGCATAACTTTTAGTCCAAGCGACATATCCAATTCTTTTTTGTTTCCTGTGTCAAAAACACTTGCAAAGGTACATGTTGTATTGGACACTGCTCCCGGAATCGGAGAGACAACTACGTTTTCGATTTATAAAAATGGTACGATTACGGTGTTTCAAATCGTAATTTCAGATAGCAATATTTCTGGTAATGATACTTCGAATTCTGTGTCGTTTTCTGAGTCTGATTTTCTTATAGTTAGCTTTGTAAAAAGTTCTGGTTCAGCAACAAATGATTTGACTTGGTCATTTGTATTAATTTGATTTTGGTTGATAGTTAAGGTGTATTTGCACATTTAAATTTTAAAGGAGAGAATAATGATAGGAGAAATAAAGGCGTTTGGTGCTGCAACAGTGCCAGCAGGTCATTTGCTTTGTGATGGTTCGCTTGTAAGTCGCACAACTTATGCTTCCTTGTTTGGCGTAATTGGGACGACTTGGGGAAGTGGAGATGGTTCTACGACTTTTAAATTGCCATATTTACTGAGTCGCGTGTTGGTTGGTTCTGGGCAAGGTTCGGAATTGTCCAATTATGATGTTGGAGATTTAGGTGGGGTAGAAAGTGTTACGCTTTCTGGAAGTCAAATTCCAAGTCATACCCATTCTATTCAATGTTATAGTGAGTATGGAAATTCTTATGACCCGACCGGATGCTATCTTGCATACGACCCAAATGGTACGGCAGAAATGTACGTGACAGATAATACTGACGGTGTAATGGCCGCTGATGTTATCACGAATTTTGGTGAAGACGGTTCGCATGAAAACAGACAACCTTATGGTGCTGTTTCGTTCATAATCGAATACTAATTTAATGAGAAGGAGGAGATAATCCTCCTTCTCGATTTTTTATGTCTTTGATACCAACTCCGATTCTTCAATTGCAAATCCAACAAGCGGCGTTGGATTTTGTAGGCACGATATTTTCCGGAACTGGATTCACAGAGGATAATTTGGAATCGGAGCCTGAGAATAGAAGACAAGCTGCGTGCTTAAAGTTTTCTCAAGATGTTTCAAGTGCTGTGGATGCTTGGTTAAATGCTGTTGTTCTTCATATACCACCGGGAACAATACTTACTACAGGAGTGCCAACATTTCATGCATCGACTAATGACGCAATTGTATTGAAAATATAATCATGCCTGTTTCAACACTTTCCGGTCTCGACACTATTACTAGAAATCTTCACCTTGAAAGTTCTCACATTCAAAGCGATATTATAGATGCGAATGTTCAATTGCCTGATGCTGCTCCACAATCTCTCAAAGATAAGGTAGCAGCATACAAAGCAAAGTTGGAAGGAATCCAATCCAATATTTCAAATGATGAAACCGTTCTTGTGTTACAGGATAAGTTAAACGAGTTGATAACGGCAGTCAATCAACAAGAATTGGATATTGCGCAATTAAAAAGTCAAGTTGCTAGTTTTTCTGGATTCGGTTCTTTGTTGTCTAATTTACAATCTCAGGTAACGGCTGTTCAAAAAGATGCTACGGATGCAAAAACGCAAGCAACGCAAAAAACGGATGCACCAGCTATTACAACGGTAGATACAACAAAGCAATCTTTGAAAGCTGTTACATCCTCTGTTGTTGTTGGAAATAAATCCGTATCTGTTACAACGAACACTTCTGCTGTAAAGAAGTAGTTTTGAAATTGCCGGATTCAATCAGGACGGTATTTATAGAAGAACATCAATTGGGCTGGAATGAGAATAAATTTGATTTTTCCGTTGTCTCGTGGTCGTCAAGGCTATTTTGCGTTCAATGAAACGTTAGAATCTGCTATTAGAGAAAACGTAAAGAGTGTATTATTTACTCCAAAAGGTACTCGTATTTATCGTCCAGATTATGGTACAAATATTCAGCGTTTGTTATTCGAACAACAAGACGCTACCTTAAAAGGAAAGATACGAATAGAAGTTGAGACTGCATTACGTCGTTGGGTCAAGAACATAAAAATAGATTCTGTCCCAATATATTACAAAGACGAATTGAAAAATTCACCATACAATTACGTGAACATAGATGACCATACGGTATTCGTCATAATACAGTACACAATAATATCTTCAGACGGTGTAATACAAATTCCAAATCAAACGATTGGCCTTACGTTTTCTAATATCAAATAATGGACCGAGATAATGGAAATCAATGAGATGGGTGACGATGAGTTGTTAAACGCGCTCAATATTAAGCTTACACATTACAAGCAAGGATACGTTCTCATAAAAGATATTATTGATAAAGCATCTCATCTCAGAGAAGAGATAGAAATTATTGAATCGGAGCTTGGCAGACGATTTGAACAACAGCAAAAGGAAGCAGAAAAATGACAACGAAACGACTTGGCATTGTGGCCAATCTCGACAACTTACGAAAAATAGAATACGTCTCCCGCGATTTTGTTGCAATTCGTAATGACCTGAATGCTTTTCTAATCCAATCCTTTCCGGAAGCAATAGGTTCAGATTTTACAGAAGCATCTGGAACGCAACAATTTGTAGAATTGATTGCCTATGTTGGAGATACATTAAACTTTTTGTTGGATAAGCAGTTCAACGAATTGTTTTTATCTCGTTCGGTTGAAACAGATAATGCCTATGCTTTAGCGAAAGGTCTTGGATACCAACCGAATCCTGTGAAACCTTCTATTGCAGAAATAGATTTTACGTTCGATGTGCCAGTCACAGGTTCTTTAACAGCACAGTATTTTTTTGTAATAGGAAGAGGAGCAAAATTCAACACTGATACTCAAACAGGTATAACGTTTGAAAATTTAGAGCCGATAATTTTCAATAATGAATCTGTCTCGACTTACGATAGTGTTGTGACGACTGGTTCTTTGGGTACGACGGTAACGCGATTCACCAAACACAACATAAAAGTAATAAGTGGTCAGACACAAAAACATTTTGTTACAATTGGAGATGCTACGGCATTTAAACGGATACACATACCAAATGGAGGTTCTCCGATTAATGATGTGTTAGAAGTAACGGACAGTGAAAACAACACATGGTATAGAGTAAAGAATTTGTCGCAAGAGTTTATATTTACGGGAATTCCGAATTTCGATACGGATACTGCAACTGTTCCTTATCAAATTACGGTAAAACGAGTGCCACGCAGATATGTAGTAGAATTTAATGCGGATGGTTCGGTCGATATTGTGTTTGGAAGTGGCGAAGTTGATTTGACGGATTCTGAATTTGTGCTTAGTCCGGAAAATATTGTTTTCCCAAACAAGACGATTGGGAAATTTTTCGATTTCAGTCCAGATGCTATACAGCTACAAGACTTCTTGAATACTACAACGTTAGGTGTAGCTCCGAGTAATATAAACATGAATGTAAGATATCGGACTGGAGGCGGTATTTCCGATAATATTGGTGCTGGAAGAATCTCTAAAATACAGGGCGTAGACGTACAATTTTATTCTCTGCTCCTTAATGCTATTGAAAGAGATTATGTAATAAAGTCTATGACGGTTTCAAATCCTGAGCCGTCACAAGGAGGCGAAGAGGCAGAAACATTGGACCAAATTCGAGTGAATGCTTCGTATTGGTATGCAGCACAAGATAGGGTTGTAAGCATTGAAGATTACATTGCTCGTGTTGCTACGCTACCATCACAATATGGTTCTGTATATAAGGTCGTTGCTGTTCATGCACAAAATCAGACGTATTCTCTTATCAATCAATTGACGGACAAAGTTTCTCAATTAGTAACACAAAGAAGTGTTGGATTGGATGATACTGTGTTGTTGAACCAAATTCAGAACCTGAATGCTTCCATTCAAAACAGTGCCACGGATATTATCTTGATGATTATATGTCGAGATTCAGATGGACATCTCGCGAAGTCAACATCGACACTTCGAAAGAACATACTAACATATCTCAATTTTTTTAAGGTTGCGTCCGATACATTAAGCGTTCAAGATGTGAATGTTTTGAATTTGGGGTGCAGGTTTATGATTCATGTGGATACGTCGGCGTATAAGCCAAGTGAAGTTCAATTGAATGTTATGAGTCTTCTTCAATCGTATTTCGATTTGGGCAGGATGGAGATTGGTAAAAACATAAATATTGATGATGTCAGAGCTACGATATTGACACAAGTGAAAGGCGTCATTTCAATTCCAGAACTTTCGTTTTTCACTATCATTGGTACAGTTGATGGTCGAGCTTATTCAACAGATTTTAATTCTTCCATCGACCAATTTCTGTCATATAATGGGACCATCATAGAGTGTCCAAATGATACCATCATAGAGTTCAAGTACCCTAGTCAGGATATTTTAGGCCGTTTTGCGGATTGAGGAAATTTGGAAACTAAATTTGAATAAGTAGGGTTTGCAATAAAAATAATCTAGAATCATGCTCGTTGAAGTTGTTATTAAGCACAATGCAGATTATGCTGCTGTAGTTGACGATATTGTTTTATCTGGATTTTACATCCAGAGTCAATATGACGTATTAGGAGTGGTTACGGTAGACACCGGACGAAATAAACTTGAAGCTCTTAATAGAATTAATGGTGTAGAGTTTGTGGAGGAAATATGAAACACAACGATTACGATGAGGATAAACAGCTAATTACACAGGTATTTTCAAAATGTAAATCTGCTGAGGAACGCAGAACGGTCTTTTTTGCATTACAGTATGATATGGGTTATGCGCGGGAAGACATTCTCGCAATTTTAAAGGAACTTGGAGTTGATTCTGATTTTGAACAATGAAAAAACACAAAGAAGGGCATCTCGTATTCTTGTCGAATCCGATTAGAGGTTATCGCAGAGGATTTTATGAAAAAAATGCTGACTCTTACGTCTCGATTGAAAAGCTTCCGGATGAAGTAGTATTGGATTATCACAAACAATATTATCCGGTCTTGGCGCAACACAAAGAAACAAAATCAATTGGGCACGCGTTAATGATGGCTGCTGGCTCTTTGATGCACTATGAATTAAAAAGAAGAGGTTACGAACTTGCATGAACATGTGAAACAAATTCGTTCGCTCTGTCGTCACATCAATAATGTACAGGCGAATTGTGAATTGTTAGGAGAGCGTCTTATCGAGATGGGAGAAGTTGAACTTGGCAAGAAGTTAATTGCTAACGGCTTCCTTCACGATAATAGTAAATTTTTTGGTATCGAATATGACTATCTTGGTGATGATGACCCAGAAGTAAGAGATTCTCGAATTTTAGCAATTCAAAACCACTCAGCTACAAACCAGCATCACCCAGAATTCTGGGCATCAGATGGTGGAATACATTTAATGCCTCGCATTGCTTTAGCCGAAGCAATTTGCGACTGGAAAGCGAGAAGTAGCGAATTTGGAACATCTCTTATGGATTTTATTGAGAATCAAGCGATGGCTCGTTATGGGTTTACGAAAGAAGATAAGGTGTATTCGGATATTATGGACCTCGTGAATTTATTGGTTGAACGTCCATTTACACCTCTTATTTCAGAGCTTGAGGAAATTAAAGCATGAGCCTAGTTATCGGACATACGATTCTTGATGACATTCCATATATCAATGGTAAACCTGCAATTTGGGATGAAAGCATGAATGAAGAATTGAAGGAAATTTGGTCACAATGGAAATGCCCAGAATGTGGTTCGCGTCTTTCCTTAGAGAAGAAAATATGTCTTAACGCTTGTCACTTAAGTGCTGCGGCGTTTCAAAGATTTCAGTCAGGTTTACGTGATGCTGTGTTAAAAACGAGGGAGTCTTAGATGACAGATGCAAAATTTAATCGGCTCTTGGCTAAGCAACATCGACTGACAAATGAAGCAAATGTTGTTCATCGTGAATTATCGCGATTAATCATTGCGCGATATGGGACCCATTATTCTGATGTGGATTGTGACCAAGCAATAGACTCTTTGGATTATCCAAATGCTCCGCCCATTACATTAGAAGAGCTTGATATTGCAATGGCTAATGTTGGTAAACCTAAGCTTGATATTCCTTTTGACCCAGACGATTATGGATATGTTTGATGAAGCGTCGATGATGGAAAAAATCATAGCGATGAATTGGGCGAAGAAACCGACTCTTCAAGAAAGTAAAAGGCAGCGTGATAAGGTAGTGAATGCTATTTGGACTTATTTGGAAGGTCGGGCTGATACAATTTTAAAAGATTACAAGGCTTTCCCAGAACTTCCTTTATCTAATTTTATGAAGGAAACAGCGATTGTAAATGCTAAATGCGATGAATTCAAAAAGTTAGTGGAATTTTTGAATACGTTGAAATAATATGTCAGCAGATAATTGGAGACGATGTCCAAGATGCTTGAGGATTGCTCTTGAAAAAAAGGAACATCTTATCAAAAAGATGAACGCTCAATATGGTAAAATTTCTATAGAGGAATTTGCGAAATTGAAGGAAGAGGCGGAACAGCCAATTAATTTGAAATTGACTTTTGAGGAATATTATGAACTGGGAATATTTGATGGCCCCAAATTCAATGTTACCTATAATGGTAGTTGTAGTGTTTGCAATTTCAATTTTGAGTATGAACACGAAGAAAAAGTGTCGTATTGTTAAATCATAAAACGATAATCACATGTACCCAATCAATGATAACATTTTGACGATGGAGGACGAGCTTCTTGACGATGAAGAAGATTTCGATGAGGATTACGACGATGACGATTTTGAGGATTATGATGACTTTAATGAGGAAGACGATGACTATTAAAAGTCTCGTGTAATTATTTAAGAAACCGATAAGGATATGACGCCATTTTTATAGATTGATACCTTTACATAGGTCCAAAATCGACCTCCTTGATGATTACTGAATATTCCAGTTGTATTCACTTAGAATCAATCACAATTTTTCAGTAAAAGCATCATGACAGAATTACGTAAGAAACTTAAAGAAGAGATTAAGTCTTTGGCTCTCCAAATCAAAGACGCTAAGAAAAATCGCAGAGACGCTCAACGCAATGCAGCGCCCATAACGCAGAAGTATTGCCAGATGAGTTATTTGACGGACTCGATAGAAGAAAGAAAATCTATTGTTAACGAGTATTATGCAGCCAATGATTTGGAGTGCAATGCTGTTCGCAATGTGGTTCGTTTGAAATATGAGTTTCGTCACAAGCATATCGTAGCCTCATTGCTTCGAGGTAGAACACGAGAACAAATTGAGCGCAAGACAGAAACCACTTTAACAGAATCGTATATTTTACAATTGTTGAAGGATTACGGAGCTTCGGGGGTTACGATATGAATCGACTGTATATACTCATTCGTTCGGACCTGTCTGTATCGTATCAAGCGGTACAAGCAGGTCATGTCGTAGCTCAGTATGTTTTGGATTATCCGGAGTCACAGTGGAAAAATGATTATTTGATTTATCTTTCCGTTCGTGATGAAGATGAATTGAAACACTGGAATTGGAAACTTGAAAAGCTTGGTCATTAGGTTTCCATTTTTCGGGAACCAGACATCCAGAACCAAATGACGGCTTTGGCGGTTGAATCTGATGGCAAGCTATTTAAGAAACTAAAATTGTTTTGAACGTGGAATTATGGCACATCGAAAGAAAGTTGTAACGGGTGAAGACGTTATGCGTGAAATCAATCGTCTTAAAAAAATCGAGGAGTTTGAAAAACTCATAAACGAAACGGACGGGATTGTTATGCTCTCTCCGGGATTCGCTCAGGAAGTTCTTTCGATGTGCCGGGAGTCCATTGTGGAACGTGCAAAAATGGTAGGATATATTCTTCACTGTTCCCAAAAGTATGGGGATGAAGACTATTTTTATCATCTCACGGAAGTTCACAATTGTCTCGAAGAGTTTGGAGTTACGGACCAACATTTATTAGCAGCGGCATATTTGCATGATAGTGTTGAGGATACTTCGATGAAACTTTCAGTTGTGGAGAAATTTTTCGGAATATTGGTTTCCAATTTGGTTTATTGTGTTACCAATGAAGTGGGAGCAAACAGAAAAGAGCGAAACATTAAGACCTATCCGAAGATGAAGGCGAGTTCTGGTGCTCGAAAACTCAAATTGGCAGATAGAATTTCTAATGTTCGTAATTCTATTAGAACGAACAATACTGGAATGATGAAGATGTATGCTAAGGAACATGATATGTTTCGGTATTTTTTGTTTGACGAAACGAAGTGTGATGATATTGAAAGTAACATGTGGAAACTTCTTGATTCGTTGATGGAAGTTGTTTGCGATAAAAAACAAAGAGCAGCAGAAGAGGTGACTGCGTGATGCTCTTTGAAAAAATGAAATATTGGGACGGTTCCGATTGGTTTGGAGTTTGTCTTGGTGTTGCTGGTGCTGTTATTGTCTTATCTATTGCAATAATAGTTTTTTCTTTTGCGTTGAAGACTGTCATAACCTTCTTTTAAAATGGAAGCAAATTTTACGATAGAGACTCAGGAATTTATTCGCATTTCGAAGGACGAGGCTATTAGGTTGAACCCAGTTGAAATAACACTGACTCACCTCATTCTCGGAATGATTGAGTATGGTAAAGGGCTTGCCTTTGATATTCTTGGAAAATTGTGTGATGTGAATCTTTTAAAGAAAGCATTGGAACATCAACTTTCAATTTTATATCCAGTCAAATCAGAATGGAATGGTCATATTTCTTTAACAAAGACTGCTGAAAAGGCACTTAAGGTTTCATATCTTGAGGCCAA